TTTACTGATCTGCAGGACAACAATTACAAGTACCACGCGGGGGATCTCTACCCCCGCGATGGTCTTGAAGTTTCTGCGGCAAGAATAAAGGAACTCTCTACTGATCAGAATCGGAGAAAAACTCCGTTGATCTCAGCAATTGTTGAAGCAGTTGTCGAACAGACAGTAGAAGAAGTAGTTCCAATGGAGGCTGAGCCTAAGGTAGAAGAGCAGGTATCCAAGGAAGCCGCTCCTGTGCCCAAGAAAGAGCCTCGGAAGACAAAGACGGGTGAGAACCCGCCTAAGGCTACAAGAGCCAAGAGAAGCACCAAGAAGAGTTAAGGGAGCAGATATGCTAGAGAAGATCTTAGATTACATTCACAACTATTTTGCACAGGAGATCTACAAGGGTAACTTCAAAATAGAGTCGGGTGTGCTTAAAGTCACATTCCTCAAAGAGGGTCAGTACTTTAAGATTATCGGGTCTGCTCTGAATGACGGAGTGTATAAGTATTCTTCCGAGATTCCCGAGGAAGCAGAACTCACAGACGAATCGTTCTTTGGAGAAGTATGGGCGATGGCAGTACCGCGTTCATTACTTAAACTCGCGGACGAGATCAAAGCGTGGGTGGACCAGTACGGCGAGACAGCCGATAGTCCGTTCCAGTCAGAAAGTTTCGGTGGATATTCTTACACAAAAACCAATTTATCTGGTAGCCAAAACGGAGGAAGTGCAAAATCTGCTTGGCAATCAAAGTTCGATTCGCAGTTAAACGCTTATAGGAAGATATCATGAGTTTACTTGAAGAACAAATGGAAGAATGTATAATGCTTGATAAGACCAGTAAGCCCGATGGTTATGGTGGTCGAATTGTCAAGTGGGTTGAGGGTGCAGAGTTCAAAGCGGCTCTCGTACTCGATACTTCCATGCAAGCGAAGATCGCAGAGCAGGAGGGAGTGACAGGACTTTATACTGTTACCACTCGCAAGAACTTCAACTTGCAGTATCATGAAGTCTTCAAGCGTGTTCGAGACGGGAAAATATTCAGAGTTACCTCTGACGGAGATGATAAGTTAACTCCGAACAGTGCGACTTTGAACATGCGGCAAGTTTCTGCCGAGGAATGGGAGTTACCTAATGAATAAAATACAAGCGTTACATTCATTCTGGAGCAGTTTCGGACTTAACGCGTATGATGTTAATTCCGTTCCCGATGATGTGAAGATGCCATATTTAACATACGAAGTTGCAGACGATAGCTTTGGTAATTCGATTACACTGAGTGCGAGTTTATGGTATCGATCGAATAGTTGGAGCGAGATTACTGCGAAAGAGCAAGAAATCGCGGATTTCATTACACGCGGAGGTCGAATGGTAACTTATGACGATGGAGCGATATGGATTCAACGAGCATTTCCATGGGCGCAACGAATGTCAGATGTTAGCGATTCGGCAGTACGAAGAATTGTACTCAGCGTAGCGGTTGAGTTTATTGATTAAGGAGGTATAAGAGAATGAAATACACACAGATTCCTGCTACTGCGTTTCAGAACATTCAGTTAAATGCAGGTATACTCGTTGACGATTTCAATCCAAAGACGGGTGTGATCGGAAGATTGCTTGGGGCAACAACTGGTGGTGTTAATTTCACTGATTCGGTTGAGTACTCCGATTTTGGTGAAGACATCGACAACTGCCCGAAGAACATGAAAGAGTTGAAGAAACTCGATTCCCATGATGTCAAAATGTCGGGTACGTTCGTTACGCTTGACGCGGCAACGGCTAAAATGCTTGTTGCGGTTGGTGATGTCGATGCGGACGACGAAACGCATATCATACCGAGAAATGATCTACTTCAGGCTGATTTTGTTACAGTTTGGTGGATTGGTGATTACTCAGATGTTAATACTGGCGATAACGCAGGGTTTATCGCGATCAAGATGATCAACGCGATGAACACAGGTGGATTCCAGATTCAGTCCACTGATAAGGGTAAAGGTCAGTTTGCTTTTGAGTTCACGGGTCATTACTCCATGGATGCACAGGACAAAGTTCCCTATGAAATCTACATTCAGCAGGGTGTTGTGTTCGGAGTTACCCTTGACAAGGATTCTGCTACAGTTGACGAGGGAGATGATGTTACGTTTACGGCTACGACAGTTCCCGCTGACGCGACTGTTACATGGACATCTTCCGATAACACGGTTGCAACAGTTGCAGGTGGAGTAGTAAGCGGTGTTGCCGCAGGAACGGCTACAATCACTGCATCTATTACTGTTGAGGGTGTTGATTATACAGACACCTGCGAAGTAACAGTTGAGGAGGTTTAACACATGAAGAAACTTTCCGATTATAAAGGTGACGAAGCGATTGAATTGTGGGCTGATCTGCTTGACCCGTTGACCAACATTTTAGGCGATAAGAAAATACAGAGTGTAATCCAGTCTGGAAAGCCTAAGTTGATAATAGCAAAAGAGATTCTGAAAGAGCACAAAAAGGATGCTGTAGACATTTTGCTAAGAATCGACCCCGAGCCAATTAACGGATTAAACATCATAGTTCGTTTGGTTGCGGTTGTTACTGATATCGGAAAAGACGAGGAGATCAAGGCTTTTTTCGGATATGCGGAGCAGGAGCAGACGGAAAGCGAATCTGGTGGCTCTGTTACGGAGAATACCGAGGTCGAAGAGAAATAAAACCATTTGTGCGGTACGTTGAAGCACGAGTTAATGAACACCAACGTGAAGAAGCGTACCGCACTTATGTAACAAAGAGTTTGCAACTAATTCCGCAAAACAGATATTTACAAGCATCATACGCAGAAATTATGAAGCCTGTACCAGTGGACAACAGATCACAGGATGTGATAGTTGCCGACATTATGAAGAGAGCAGGGTTGAAATTCGGAGGATAGCATGAACGCATTTGCATTAATGGCTACGCTAGGGCTAGACTCAAGTGAATATGAAAAAGGACTCGACAAGTCGAAGAACGCAGGGTCTGCTTTAAGTAAAGGTCTTGCAACTGCCGCTAAAGCAGGAATTGCCGCAATCGGTGCGGCAACTACTGCGGTTGTTGGATTTGGTGCAACTGCAGTAAAAACTGGTGAAGGTTTTGACAAATCAATGTCGCAGGTTGCGGCAACCATGGGTAAAACCATGGACGAAATGCAGAACGAAGTCGGTTCAGTTACTCTCACTTTGAATGGTCAAACAAAGGAATTCACAGGTACATTACGTGAATTTGCACAGGAAATGGGAAAAAACACAGCATTCTCCGCAACACAAGCGGCGGATGCTTTAAACTATATGGCACTTGCAGGTTATGACACGCAGACCTCAATGAACATGTTACCCAATGTTCTTAATCTTGCGGCGGCGGGTGACATGGAACTTGCTCGTGCATCTGACATGGTAACTGATACACAGACCGCATTTGGTATTTCTCTTGAAAGAACATCACAGATGGTAGACGAAATGGCAAAAGCGGCTTCAACTGGTAATACCTCGGTTGAACAGTTGGGTGATGCATTCCTTACAGTCGGTGGTCTTGCGCAGGAACTGAATGGTGGAATGGTTACACTGGCAGATGGAACACAGAAACCAGTTGATGGAGTGCAGGAACTTGAGATCGCGTTGACTGCGATGGCAAACGCGGGTGTAAAAGGAAGCGAAGCAGGAACTCACATGAGGAACATGCTTCTCAAACTGTCTGACCCTACTGATGATGGTGTTGCTCAGATGAAAGCACTCGGTGTTTCAGTGTTTGATGCAGGTGGTCAAATGAGATCGCTTAAAGATATAATGGGTGATCTTAATGGAGCACTTGGAAATTTAACGCAGGAAGAGAAGATACAAGCAATTTCTGATCTCTTTAATACTCGTGATATGGCTTCTGCAGAAGCATTACTTGGAGCAGTTGGACAGGATTGGGATAAAATTGGTGAATCAATACTCAATGCTGAGGGTGCGGCTCAAAAGATGGCTGATACCCAGTTGGATAACCTTGCAGGAGATGTTACACTCTTTAAATCAGCATTGGAGGGTGCACAGATAGCAGTTTCCGATGTACTTTCTCCTGCTCTGCGTGAGTTCGTGCAGTTTGGTACAGATGGACTCTCGCAGTTAACAAGCGCATTTCAAGAAGGAGGTCTTACTGGAGCGATGAAGACTTTCGGACAAGTTCTTTCCGATGGTCTTAACATGCTTATTAGTAAACTCCCGAGTTTTGTGGACGCAGGAATGCAGTTGCTTGGTGCGTTAGGACAGGGGTTACTTGATAACCTACCTACAATAACTAATGCGGCAGGAGAAATACTTATGGCTTTGCTTGATGGTATAGTAAAAGCCTTACCTAAGTTGGCTGAGGGAGCAGTACAAGTTATTTCACAACTTGCTACTTTTCTTGGAGAGCAATTACCTACACTAATTCCTGCGATCATTGATATGATACTTGGAATTGTAGATGCTATAATAGACAATGTAGATTTGTTAATTGATGGTGCGATCGCTTTAATACTAGGATTAGCAGAGGGATTGATTGACGCACTTCCTAAACTTATTGAAAAAATACCCGAAATCATAGGAAAGATAGTAGAAGCTTTAATTAACAATCTTCCAAAACTTATAGAGGGTGTGATTCAACTTGTAGTTATGCTTGTTACTCATCTTCCCGAGATAATTATGGCTCTTATAAAAGCAATTCCACAGATTATTGCTTCTATACTAAAAGCCTTTGGACCTATTGGAGAGGGGCTTATAAACCTCTTTAGTGCGGCATGGGATGGAATAAAGAACGTATTTTCAAGTGTCGGTAGTTGGTTTTCTGAAAAGTTCTCTGATGCAAAAGAAAAGGCTTCTAAGGCATGGGAGGGTGTAAAAGAAAACATGGCGAGAAACTGGGAGCAATCAAAAGAGATCTTCGCGAACATAGGGTCATGGTTTTCCGAGAAGTTTTCTGATGCAAGAGACAAAGCGAGCGAGGCTTGGTCGAAAGTTAAAGACAACATGGCTAACAATTGGGAACAATCAAAGCAGATTTTTGCGAATATTGGTGGTTGGTTTAAAGATAAGTTTACACAGGCTAAGGAAAACAGTATTAGTGCTTGGTCAAACGTAAAAGAAAAAATGAGCGGGATATGGGATAAAATAAAAAGCGCGTTTAAGTTTGGCGATGCTCTTCAATGGGGAAAAGATATGATACAGAACTTCATTGATGGTATTAAGGCTATGATCGGAAAAGTTAAGGAAACTGTAAGCAACGTAGCAAAAACAGTAAAAGATTTCCTCGGTTTTTCAGAGCCAGATAAAGGTCCACTGTCTAACTTCCATACGTTTGCTCCCGATATGATAGACTTGTTTATACAAGGAATCAAAGACAATACATCAAAATTACAAGATCAGATAGCAGAAAGTTTCGATTTTGGAAGTTCTGTAGTTGGAGAGGGTTCTGATATGGCAACAAGTAGCGGTATATCGGCTAGCGGAACAATTGAAAGTATACTGCTCAAATACTTGCCCGATCTTGCAAATATGCAGGTTGTACTCAGTACTGGTGAACTCGTTGGAGCAACTGCAGGAGCATACGACACAGAGTTTGGCTCTATTGCTAGTAGAGGTAGTAGACGATGAACGATTTCGATTTAAGAAACGGCATAACCATTACAGTTGAAGAGAATGGGAAGAAATATCACTCGTATAGAGACTGGCATTTGTATGTTGCAAACAACGATTGTATTGGAGAGCCGAAGCAGTATACGAATTACATAGAGATTCCAGGCAGAGATGGAATGATTGATCTTTCGGAGGCGTTATCCACGAAACCAATCTTCACATCACGTGAGATTAAAATCTATCTTGCAGGATTTAGAGATACGACAAATTGGGATGCTGTGATCTCGGGATTCAGAAATCATGTAATGGGTCGTGTTTGCAGAATTACATTCGATACAGACTCTCAGTATTACTGGCGTGGTCGGATTGCGGTAACGGATTTTAAAGGTGTAAAAGAGTTTGGAAAGTTCTTGGTTTCAATACCCGATGCAGACCCGTATAAATACAGTGTAGTTTCATCAGCAGACCCTTGGTTATGGAATCCGTTCAACTTTGAAACCGATATGATAACTTATGCACCCGAACAGCAAATCACGGGGTCTGGAACGATCGAAGTTCCCGCAGGAAACATGCTTACTTGTCCGACATTTGTTGCCGCGGAGATTGAGAGTGCGGAGTTTAAGATGACGCACAACGGAAGAGAATATATTCTGACGCAAGGTAGTAATGTTTTCCCGTCAATCATGGTTGGTGGAGATGAAGACGAACAATTTGATTTTACTGGAACGGCTAAAGTTCAGATCATCTACAGAGGAGGTTCGTTGTAATGTACGAAGTGTTACTTGATGGAAACACAATTTACTACCCGTCGAATAACGATTATGCAATTCATAGTACTGATCTTGATTTTGACATCGGACTTGCGGGTGAGTTCAAGTTCAGTGTACCAGTAAGCAATCCATTATACGAAAATGCTGGTCATGGTTGTATAGTTACAATTCTTCGTGATAACGAGGAGTATTGGCGTGGAGAAATCAAAGAAGTCAAGGTCGCACTCGATAAAACAAAGAGCGTTTATTGTTTGGAGGATTTATCATGGCTCTCTGACGAGTTTCCGCTTCCGACATCGATCTTGGATGAAAGTTTTGAACAGAGATTTCAAGCGATGATCGATCTGTACAATACTGGCAGACCTGCTGACAGGCAATTTCAAAAAGGGTATCTCACAAATGTTACTACAGAGGCGAAATGCAAGTGGAACACGCAGTACGACTGGTCGATTCTTGATTGTTTGCGTAATTTAATCTGTAAAGACACTGGTTACATACGTGTACGCAGGGTAAAGAACGGAAACGCGGTTACACGTTACATTGACATAGTAAAACTCTCTGATTACGGAGTACAGGCAGAACAGCCGATCACATTCGGTGTTAATCTTCTTGATTATTTGAAGAAGATGGACATGGGAAACTTTACAAATGCGATTATACCTTATGGTGCAGAACTGGAAGAAGAACTTTATACTGATTATAATCAGCGTGTAGTTGGTACGCCGATCGAAGACTCAGTTTCGATCACGAAGTATGGAAGACACGCTAAGGCTGTAATTTTTGACGGAGTTACTGACTTAACGCAACTTAATGGTCTTGCACAGGCTTATTTAACGAGATATAGTCAGCCGCAGATCACAATGGAAATCAAGGCACTGGACCTTGCCGAAATTTCGAATAACGCACATTATGAGATTGGTGATCAGATACATATTATAGCAGAGCCTTACAACATCGACCAGTGGATTTTCCTCACAAAGAGGAACATTGATCTGCAGGACGTAAGCAAAAACAACATCACGTTAAGCGGACATATTACACGTGGTAGCACGCTTACTCAGCAGTCAGTTCAGACTGCAGACACAGTGAAAGATCTTCCGTCTAAGGCGAGCATACTCGATGCCGCAAAGAGGAATGCACTGCAAATGCTCCTTGACGAGACGCAGGGTGGATATGTTGTTTATGAATATCATGAGAATGCAGATGGAAAAGCGGACTACATCGAAGCGATTAATATTTGTGACGAGCCGACAATAGCCGCTTCTACAAAGAGGTGGCGTTGGTCCGCAAATGGACTTGGTTATATGTACCGTGACAATGGAGGAACAGAAACTTCTCCTGCTTGGCAAGGTCCGTCAGTTGCTATGACTTCCGATGGTAAAATTAATGCCGACAGAATCTTGACAGGAATGCTCGACGCTGATACAGTAAGAGTAAAGGGAAAAATTGAAGCCACAAGTGGCTATATAGGTGACTCGTCACAAGGGTGGGATATTGGAACGTGCGATATTCACAACGGCGTTACTGGTATGGACGATAGTGCACACGAGGGAACGTACGTTGGAGTTGACGGAATCCGCTTTAATCAGAAGCCGACCGACCCGACACCACTGGCTTATACAAAGATTACTCGACTTGGTATTGATTGTCAAACTACTGTTACTGCAGGAGGATTTTTCTCTCGTGGACAAGGTGGATTTAATGGTCATTATGTTAACGCTAGTGATTTTCAAGCAGACGGAATAAGCGGAGTAACACCAGACACGTTTGTAGTTAAGGCATATCACGATGGGTCAGAGAAATGGGTTGGACTTATATTTAAGAGTGGTCTTTTGGTTGGAGTTACCAATCTTTAAGATGGGAAGGAGATAGAAGATGGCAGACATTTCGAGGTACTTACAAGACATTCTCTCAGCCGTTTATGGTGAAGAAGTTCGTGGCTCTATTCATGATGCTATTGAAATTATAAATGACGTTTCTGAGGTAGTGCTTACAACGGGTACTGCAGTAAGTGGTCCTACAAGTTCAAGCGAGGGATTTTACGATAAATCCTTGTACTTAAATATTTCTACGATGGAACTGTGGAAATGCATTGGAACTAATTCATGGCAGAGTTTAGGGGTATTAAAGGGTTCTGATGGTAGTGGTATTGCAAGTGTTACTAAAACAGAAACGTTAGGACTGGTCGACACTTACACAATAACGTTTGATGACGGACACACCGAAACATTTGATATAACGAATGGTGCTGATGGTGCTGATGGTAAAAATGGTTCTATATGGTATAAGGGTACGGCTCTGTCGGGAACAGGCACATCTATAACAGGTTTTCCTGGCAATAAGAATGATTTTTATTTGAACTCAGTGGATGGGTACGTGTATACTTGCGTAAAAGCAGGTGGAGCAATGCTACCCGATGCCGCGGAATGGGATTATGTAATGACTCTTACGGGAGGTGGAGGTTCTTCTGTAACAGTCATTGATAATCTTTCGAGTACAAGTTCTACAGATGCTTTATCTGCAAATCAAGGTCGCGTGCTTGATGGAAAGAAGCAGGAAAAGTTCACATCATATAGTGCAGGTCTGAAAGAAGAAATGGTAGGACCTGTCGGGAGTCAGACACTGCAGTTATCGCTAGAACTCCTTGCAGGCTCAAATATTTCCTTACAAAATAAAAACGGAGCAGTTGAAATATCCGCTCAGACAGGACAGGGCGGTTCATCAACTTTCGCGGGACTTGACGATGTATCGCTTAGCGGTTCACCTACGGCGGGACAGATAGTACAGTACACGGATGTAAGCGGAGAGATAAAACTGCGTAACGTGGCTATGCCTACGGGTGGACACACAATGCTACCGACACCAAGCGGAAGTGTAGACGAGAGTGCGATAGTAGGTGCAGTAAATACGGCACTTACAGAAGGTGGAACGAATGATGATGTCGGTTCGCTGAATACGATAGGAACGTGGAGTAACACGTTTGAAAAAAGCATCATAGTAACAAAGGGAACGGCACAGACGAGTCCTATTGGAACAACGGGAATCGGAACGTGGGATGATGCAACGATGTCCGATTGGATTCAGATAGCGGATTTAAAAGGAATCACCGCAAAGGAATACCACATAGACGTAATCCATAATCCGAAGTCGTTTAGCGGAGTTCAGCCCGTATTAAGAGGTTATCAGATAGAAGACTACATCGAAGACGACACGAAGAACTACGGATTGCTTTGCATCAAGTTTGCGAACGAGATAGATGCGGCAGATTGTGATACGGCAGAAGTTGGTATCAAGATAACAATAAGCCGCACACCTATATCGTACATCACACCATAAGGAGATTTAAAATGTCAAAGATAGTAGTTGATTACGGCAATAGCGCAAGCGGTGGTATTAACGGAGCAAACGGATTTTTCGCTTGTCCAAGAACAGACAAGATACATTTATACCTATGTGACGCAAATGGAGTTACAGACGTATCGTCCATTGATAACGACTTTTTTACTGTTTCGGGTATTTCGTCATTAAGTATCACTTATAAAAAGGCTGGCACTATTATCAAAATGAATGGGTCGGGGACAATAACCGAGTCAACAGTAGCCGCAAACGATACAGAAACAGTAACGACTAGTGGGTCGGCAAATCAGTTGACAGCGGCAAGGTTTTATAAGACGTACTCATAAAGGAGAAACAACATGAACACAACAATGCCAACAATAGGGGTTATTAGCGGTGGCGGGTCAGTAAATCCGCAAACGCAAATGTGCAAATGGAGTGGCGGCTCACGAACATATACCATTGATTTAACAAAAAAATATATTGCCGTGTTATCACAAGAGGATATGGCAAAGTGTGTTACGGCAATTATCGACAAGGGAGTAATGACAAAAACCCAAGAGATAAACGCAAGTGCCGTGACATTTACATTATCGGGTACAACACTGACAATGGCTGATAATGACGGCTCGTTTGACGCAATACACTTGGTAATGGAGATATAAAGGAGAGCAACTATGTATATAAAAATCAATGGCGAGGACACGCACTATGACGTAACCTTTGCCCCATTCACAACGCAACACGGACGAAAGGCAATACGTTTTTTCGGGGAGATACCCGACAACGACAAGGGATTTACCCTATACAATGACGATGATACAGTGGCACTTGATATGTCCGAGTATCATTACCTTTATCGTCACAACGAGTATTCCAACGAGTATGACGAAATTGAAATGCCATTAGGAAACAACGAGCCGATACCGACAAACCCGATTATCGCAAGGCTTAACAGTATGAGTACGCAGATAAGCAACATCACACCTTATACCGAAAGCAAGTCGGCATACATTGATGATGAATTCTTGATGTTTGACATACCAAAGGACGGCAATATATCGGTGTTCATGGTAGATACGGACGGACAGAACGTACCGCATACCTTTGAACGTATAAACGGACAGTTAAGAGTATCCTTTGAAAAAAGGGATAGTATGGCAACAGTAACAATATCAATACAGTAAAGGAGAGAGATTATGAGATACTATCTGAACACGGCAACGCAGGAGATTAAGGACGAGGGTTACACGGAGTACGGCAAAAAGGAAACAAAGGGTGTCGGAGAGGACGCAAAGACAACGGCTATTTCTGATTTACATGCCGCATATTCAACAATGCTCAAGACAAAGGCTATCCAGTACTGGGTCGGCAAGGTCGAGGACACAAAGGGCAACGTCATTGACAAGTGCGAGTGCGGAGAATACATCGAGGCAGAATGATACGCAACGAGAAAAAGAAACTAACGTGGGTGGATACTTGGACTAAAGTATATACCAAAGGTGCAAGTATGCGTATGAAACGTAGCGACAAAAAGCGCAATAACCGATTTATGCGTAATTACGACAAGCGGATTTGTGCTGATAAGGAGATAAACCTATGAATATTACAATGGTATGCGGTGGTAATGAGGGCGGCGGTGATTTGCTATGCGATAAAGACAAGTATATATCGGGAACAACCGTAAACTCGTTTACTAACGGACAAAGTGTAACATTTCCGAAAGATGTAGTAGTTATGTTTAACTGTATGGATTATGACTATGTACACGAAAGTTCAAGTGTAGGTATGGCAATATATGGAATTGCGAAGGAAAATTGTACTTACACTGGTAGTGCAAGTACCGCTAATAAAAATGTTTCCGATTACGATTACTTGTTGTATATGTGTGGCGGTAGTCCTACAACATCACTTAATATCACGTTTAGTTGACGCAGAATATCATTATCCGCAACTTATGGACGAGAAAATTATCAAAATACTTGAGTTGTTAGAATTGCAAATAAGAGATACCGAACATCGTAAAAACCCCGATATTCATAGAGGATTTAACGAGGGTATACAACGAGCCATTGACGTTGTAAATTACATTTGCGATAACACATAGCACTCAACGTGCAGTTATTAAGACATATTTATTAAGGCATCCTTCGGGGTGCTTTTGGTAGGAGGAGTTATGGCAAATCAAAGGTATATCAGAAACCGAGGGTTTACTGACAAGTTATACTTCAAGAATATGGTATTTGCTTGGGTTTACACGATCTTGTGTTTGATCTTTACACTGCTCGGTAATAAGATCGAAATTGAGGATTATTCATTCGTACATGTTGTTTGCCCGTTGGTGTGGGCAGAACTCACAGTGCACACTGGGTTTATTATCTGGAAGAGTAAAGTTGAAAACCTCTCCAAGTTTGCAGGAGACTCGCTCAAAGAGAACGCAAGTATGAATGTAAATATGGATATTTGATTACTTGACGAAGTTTGTAGAGTGAGATAAAATAAACATGAAAGGAGAGGAGCAATGTCAAGTGAAATTTGGTGTGCAATCATCTCGGGAGTAGTTACGCTACTTGTATCGATAATCACATGTAACAGCACGTTTAAATTAACTGTAAAAAAGGATAGAGATACTGCAAAAGCGGAGTTACAGCAGAGACTTGATGACAACTATGAAAAAACACGGAAAAGCATGGAAGACCTTAAGGATGATTTATCACAGATCGAAGCTGTGGTACAACAGCAGATTGCTATTCAATCATTGAAAATAGAAACGCTTAGCAAAGAAGTTGAAAAGCACAACAATGTAATTGAGCGTATGTTCAAACTGGAACAGAAAGTTGAAGACATGAGAAAGGCTATGTGAGGAGGAGAACAATGGATTGGAAACAGAAGTTATCAAGTAGGAAGTTTTGGATTTGTGTTGCCGCATTTCTTGGCTCTATTGCCGCAAGCATTACTGGAATCTGCACAGATAACAAGACAGTACTTGTGATCGGAACAACCTGTGGCGTTTTGTCTGCGGCAATATACGCTTTTTGTGAGGCGTGGGTTGACGGAAAAGCAGTTAAAAAGGAAGAAGAATAATGGCTTACACAGATAAATCGTTCTTTGCAAAACTTAAACCCTATGTAATCGCGGATATGAAAGCCACAAAAATTTTGGCATCATTGACTGCGGCACAGGCGTTTATTGAATCAGAAAAAGGAAATAGCGGGCTTACTGTAAAAGCAAATAACCTTTTCGGTATTAAGGGATTTCACAACGGACAATCAGTAAAGATGTGGACTACTGAGTATTACAACGGAGTAAAGACACGTGTACTCGCTGATTTCCGAAAATATCCCTCATGGCAGGAATCAGTTGATGATCATTCAAGTCTTTTTAATAGACTGGCTCGATACAAGAACTTACGTGGAGAGACTGATTATGTGAAAGCATGTAATTACGTACATGCGGATGGGTACGCTACAAGTCCTACATATTCCACAACTCTTCTTGAGAAGATTAATATGTTCCGCTTATACGAATGGGATGCCGAAGTCCTCGGAAAACCTGTTGCAAAGCAGGAAGTACTTACTCCTGCACAGTATTACCCGACACTCAAAAAGGGTGCAAAGAACGATTACGTTCTGCATTGGCAGAAGTATCTTAACATTAGTGGATTCTTTTGTGGTAACGAAGATGGAGTATTTGGTCCGAATACGGAACTTGCGGTTAAGCAGTATCAGATGGCTCATGGTCTCAAGGCTGATGGAATTATCGGACCGAAAACTTGGACGATGGTGGGTAAATGATGGAAAGAGTTGTTACTTATTTTCAGCATGAGAGCATTCTTGCTCACATGGAGAGAACAAATAAAAGACTTTGGATTTTATGCTTGATTTTAGTACTTGCGTTACTCGGTACGAATGGTGCATGGATTTACTATGAGAGCCAGTGGGAGTACACACAGGAGAGCACACAGATTGAAGCAGAGCAGGACGGACAGTTGAACATAATCGGTGGAGGAGATGTGACTTATGGCACAGAAAGTAAGGATAAGCAAGACCACGAAATCGAGAAAACGCAAAACGGGCGGGAGTAGTGGATATAGAAAGTGTAATATATGTCACGGAACTGGGAGAGTCAAGGCATAATCGAATACACAAATTCACACATTTCGTGGTTGATCGACGAATATATTCATTCGGAACGAGATCGAAAGATTATCAAACGAAGACTCATTGACGGAATCTGCTTTGAGCCACTGGCGGAGGAGTTTGACCTTTCAGTGAGACAAGTCAAAAACATCGTCTATAAATCAGAGCGTAAAATCTTCTCTCATGTAAAGTAAATACGAACGAAAGTTGCCCTCGGGTTTCATTTCCCGAGGGTAATTTGTATGTTAGAATTGGATTATAGGAGGTGCACGTCATGTGGGTCGAATTTAATCCAAATCCAACTGGAAGAAAGGTCGAAGACTGTAGCATTCGTGCAGTCGCAAAGGCACTCAACATCAGTTGGGAAGAAGCATATACAATGATCACAACTAATGGATTTCTAATGGGCGATATGCCTCATTCAAACAGCGTGTGGGGAGCAGTTCTTCGAGAACATGGCTTCTACCGCAGATCAATTCCAAACACTTGTCCAGATTGTTATACTGCCGCAGACTTTGCGGTTGATCACCCTTACGGCACATTTGTGCTCGGCTTTGGTCGGCACGTTGCAACAATAGTTAATGGTAACCTTTATGATTCGTGGGATTCTTCCGATGAAATCCCTCAGTACTACTGGTATAAGGAGGTGTCGTAAATGGCTTATCCAGTCTACAACCCGTATTTAGTACAACCAATGCAAATGAACCCTCAGCAGAATGTTCCAATTCAACAGAACAATCCACAATCACAGAACGGAGGATTTATTCCAGTTCCTAACGAGGAATTTGCAAGAAATTATCCTGTCGCTCCTGGCAATTCGGTTACTTTCAAGAATGAGAATGCTCCCTATGTGTACACGAAAACAATGGGATTTTCACAACTTGATCGACCAATTTTCGAGAAGTACAAACTCGTAAGAGAAGACGTAGTTACAGAGGTAGAGACTCCAAAAGACACTGCTAATGACGAGATCATTGGAGATATAAGAAAAGACGTTGACTACTTGAAAGAAGAGATTGACTCTCTGCGGGAAGAATTGAATGCTATCAAGGAACAGACGAAGAAACCTGCAAATGGCAGGAAGAGAAATGACAGCGGAGGAGATGATTGATATGCTTGGTAATCTTAACGATTTGAATAACATCTACCAACAGTTCAAACAGAATCCTATGCAGATGTTGTCAAAAAGGTTCAATATACCACAGAACTTGAACAATCCGAATGATATTGTACAACACTTGCTTAACACTGGACAGGTGACGCAGACGCAGGTTAACCAAGTAATGAACATGAGGAACAACCCTTTGATCAAACAGTTGATCGGAAGATGATGCTAAGGGAGTGCGCATAACCTTAACATACGGGTGGCACATTAGCGCGAGTGCTACTCCTAACCTAAAACAATTATAGGAGGTAAAAGAAATGGCTTTGACAGACGAAAGCGGAAACGGCATGGTAATGCCAGTCGCACCCATGTATGGTGGCGGTAATGGTGGTTTTGGTAATGGTTTTGGTGGAGACTGGGCTTGGATTATCCTTCTTCTGCTCCTTGGTTGGGGCAACAATGGATGGGGTAATGGTGGCTTTGGTGGAGGCTTCGGCGGATACGAGTTCCCCTGGCTCTTCAACGGACAGCAGAACATCAACGCGAACACGAACAATGGATTCCGTGATGCTATGATCAACGACAATATCACATCGGTTCGCGATGGTATTGCGGGTCTTTCCAACCAGTTATGTAACTGCTGTGGCGATGTTCAGATGTCTCTTGCTAATGGCTTTGCAGGTGTAGAGCAGGGAGCAAATACAAGACAGATGGCTAACATGCAGAGTATCTTCGGAGTGCAGACCGCACTGCAGAACTGCTGTTGCGAAAATCGTGCAGGACTTGCTGATCTTAAGTACACAGTTGCAACAGAAAACTGTGCTGACAGACAGGCTCTCAACGAGGGTGTACGCGACATAATCGCAAACCAGACTGCAGGAACACAGAGAATACTCGACCAGTTATGTAACGACAAGATCGATGCTAAGAATGATGAGATCGCACAGTTAAGACAGCAGTTAAACATGGCTTCACTCCGTGAGTCTCAGATCGCTCAGAATGCTTTTATTCAGCAGGGATTCTCAAACGAGGTTGACCAGTTGTACAACAGACTGAACAACTGTCCTGTTCCTTCAACACCCGTTTATGGTCGTACACCGATCTTTACTTGCGGTAATAACGGCTGTGGATGTGGTTGCGGAGCATAAGGAGGTGTGATCATGGCGGCAGAATATTTAGCAAACCCAGTGCAGGAAGTTGCGCTCAACGCTCCTGTTATCTTTAATGCTTCTATCCCTTGCACCAAAGGTTATGTTTACCATGAGGATGAAACAGGGATTTTTATTCTTCGCGGTATCACTTGTAATCAATGCTTTGCAACATACCAAGTAACCTTTAACGGGAACATTGCACTTCCCGAGGGAGCGGATGTAACTCCGATCGCGGTGGCGATTACTGTAAACGGAGAGCCGAGACTTACAAGCAGAGCGATATTTACCCCTGCGGACGTTGATGAGTACGGAAACGTTACAAGTACGGCAATCATTAAAGTTCCTAAGGGATGTTGCTTCTCAGTATCGGTTGACGCAGTTCCTGCAACGGCTGACCCGACAGTAGTGCCCGCGCCTGTTATTAACGTACAGAACGCAAACTTGGTAATTGACCGCATAGCATAGAAAGGAGAATACTCATGCAAAAGATGGAAGAGTTAAGAGACATGCTCTGCGAGGAACTTGAGAAGATCACCAAAAAGGGTGAACTGTCCGCAGGTAGTCTCGATGTTGTTGACAAGTTAACACACTCGATCAAAAGCATTGACACCATTATAGCGATGGAGGGGTCTGGATACTCCAAAGAGAGCAACCGAGGTGGTCGCGGTGGCTATAGCCGCAACTATATGTATGAAGATGGTGGCTCTTATGAGGGAGGCTCTTACGCTCGTGGTGGTCGTGGCGGCAGGGGTGGTCGCACTGGAGCAAATCAGTATGGCTCGTATGACGACGGAAGCGAGATGATCGTGCGTGAACTCAGAGACCTTATGAACGACGCTCCCAATGAGCATATTAAGATGGAGTTGAAGAAGACCATTCAGAAGATGGAACAGATGTAAAAGGAGGTGTGACCCTTGATCAAACAGGAAGAACTTGAGGAAGCGATTGCACAATGTCAAGGTGTCATAAATCCTAACTCCAGTACTTGTTTAAAACTTGCGTCTTACTTGACGATACGAGATCACATGTTTGGTGGTAAAACAGAGGAGAGAGTGGAAACACCCCAAAATTCCTATTCGTTTAGTAACGGAAATATAATAAACATGAATGGTAGGAGCGAGTTCGTTAACATTGTAAATGGAAGATCGGTGGATTCAGTGTTAGGGATAATAAACGAGTTGATGGAGACATTACATGTTTTAAACCCAAGACTCTATGACAGTGTTATAATGAAACTTGAAGAGGCGGATTAATTTCCGCCTCCTTTCATATAACTCCCATTAAGCATAAAATCATCTGCACGTGCCATAGATCAGAAACTCCACCAACTACCGCTCCAACCTTTATCCACTCGGACAATCTCCATTTTTGAATCTTCTCCAAGTCCTCAGTATCATCACGTTTACATTCAAATGCAATAAATGTTCCACCAACACACCCAATCACATCGGGCGTACCGCGCTCGGAAAATGGTGACCCGTGAATGTTGATCGCTTTTCCATTAGGTAACGAGTTTAAGTATTTTAAGATCGGTCGCACAACTGCTGTGTACTCCAGTCGTTTATCTCTGTTCTGCATATCTCTCCGACTTTCTCCTTGGCATCTTCCTTGTCCTCTCTTATAATGAAGCCCCGAAAGTACCATTACACCTTCGAGGCTCAAGGAAAGACAAAGAAAGGGCATCCCTTAAACAATGCCTCTCTTCTCGGGGTAGAAATCACACTTACTACATAATCCACCACAACTACATTCTTCCTGCTCTTTAGTTCCTTTACATCTCCCATTATCATAGCAGTCACATTTAGTGTAGGTTACTTTACCATTATCCTTTTTGATGTAGAATCCCATTCGTGTTGGAATATCCTGCATTTCGGGTTTGTGATCTTCCATCCATAATGCCATCAGTAAATTGGTTGCGGCGGCGCATAGGTGGTCTTCATCATCCTGTCCGTCAACGTACTTAGCAAGATGTCGAAATGCCGAATCCACCATGCTGTGCATCGGCAGTCCTTTTTCCCAGTTACGCTCGGGGTAATGGGGTTTTCCAGTTTCGGGGTCGGGAAGTATTGCGTCTTCCATGTGCTTTGAGATTCTGATCAACGCACTCCATGGGAGTAAATCCATTCTACCTTTCCCGCCTGTGTCTCTTACTGCTCCAGTTTGATATTCG